AGCAGTTGTGTAGTATATTGAGGCAAACGGTACTACTTTATGCGCGCCTCTGAGCTGCTCCGCAATAAGTTCGGCGTTAGTCAGCTGTATAAGCACGAGGTCAAAGACGGCGACGAAACGGTGCTTGAGATCTACTGGCACCCGCTAACCATTGCAGAACGCGAGTCCATCCAGAAAAAAGCTGGTTCAGACGATGCCACGGATTTTGCTCTTGGCATGATGATTGAAAAGGCGCTCGACGAAGACGGCAAACGTTTGTTCCAAGACGGCGAAAGAGCAGTGCTCAAAAACGCCATCGACGCCTCTGTTCTGCAGGACATTCAGCTTGCAATGCTCTCTTCTGGCGCTGAAAACAAGGTGGAGGACGCGAAAGCATCCTTGAAAAGCTAATCGTGACTGGTATTTCATGTTCTTCCTGGCCAAGGAACTGGGCATGACAGTCGCGCAACTCACAAAACACCTAACCCAGGAAGAGCTAGTTGGCTGGGCCGCTTACTTCGACCTCTATAACGAGCAGCACGAAAAAGCAGTCCAAAACGCCAAAACCGGTGCTAGGGCGCGCTCAATGAGTGCGCGGTAGACTAGGACCTAAGCCTCTACGTGCTCCGCTGTGGCCAACTACAACGTAGATATTGAGGTTGCGCTGCGCGGAGCCCGCGAGCTTAAGGTACTAAAAGACAGCTTAAAAGGCGTAAACAAAGAAGTAGGTAGACTTAACGCCGCAACAATAAAAGCAGGAAAAGCCTTAAGAGGAACTTTTTCTGCCAAAGACATTGGAAACGTCAATAACTACTCCAAGGCCGTAGCAAAAGCTGAGCGGGCTCTTCGTAACGCTGCTTTCGGAACAGAAGCAGAGAAGAAAGCTGTAAAAGCGCTAGTCACCGCTCAAAAAGAGTTCAATGAGCAGCTGGATCGCCAGAACAAGCTTCTCAGAGAAGAAGAAAGGCTGCAAGGCGTAAATCAGCCTGCCCCTAAAGCCCCGAAAACTCCTAAAACACCTAAAGCACCTAAACCAGGCTTTCAATCATTTGGGGTTTCCGGCATTGATTTCATGCCGATTGGAGGAAGCACCAACATCCCTGGTTCTCCTCTAGCAAGACAAGCAAAAAGCCGAGCAAGATTTGGATCGGCGGTTAGCGCAGGTGCCTTTCCCTTGCTGTTTGGCGGCGGCCCAGGCATGGCACTTGGCGGTGCTTTGGGCGGCGCAATATCGGGATCAACATTCGGACCAGCAGCCATCGCGCTGCAAGTTCTTGGCGGCGCGTTTGACCAACTTGCTGCTCAGGCTGCTTCTTTAGGCGTGGCACTAAATCCCGCCACAGCAGATGTAGACGCACTTGTCGCAGCTCTGGGCCTGGTGGGTTCTCCCATTCAGGACTCCATCAGCAGCTTGGAAGAGCTGGCTGGTCAGCAAGTGGCTCTTGAAGCTGCAACACGTCAGCTTTCTATGGTTGTCGGTGACGACGGCGTTCAAGCTCTTGCAGATCTTGGAGAAGCTTCTACTCAGTTCGGCAACGCTCTTACGCAAGTAACTACACAGATATTGGCGCAAATTGCCAAATTGACAGGCGGAATCGTAAAAGAAATAGCAAATACTGTAGAAGTCGGCGCTTTACTGACCGCTGCAAAAGCGTCTGATGACCCGCGCCAAAAAGAGCTTCAGGAAAAACTAGCGGGTGTCCGCATTAAGCCAGGGGAGCGAGGCGTAAGCCTGGAACGCGCACAGATAGAAGCCGAAATGGTGGAATTACAGCGTAAGATCCGTGCGGAAGAAGAGGGCAGACTGCAAGCAGCCGTGGAGCGAGCACGAGCAGGTTCTGTTGAGCACACTATCGCTAAAAACAACCTAGCTATTGCCCAACTAGATGGCGATTTAACAAATAAGCGAGTATTTGATTTAGAGAGAGCAAATATCTTCCAAGAAGCCCGGAAAAAGCTGATGCAAGAGGGCGCTGATGTAAAACTAATTGAGCTTGAAAGAGACGGACAGCTTCTAGAGCTGACCAATAGAAGAAATGCTCAAATAGAATCCGCAAACGATAAAGCTGAAAGAGCATCAAAACGTCAAAGCGATGCGGCGGACAGGCTAACCCGAAAACAACAAAGAGCTATCGACCGTAGAATTGAAGGTATTGAGAGAGAACTGGAACGCACCGACAGACTCTTTAACCGAACAAGCAGTCAGCTGGACGACATTATCAATAGGAATAAGGACAAGGTTGCATTTGAGCGTGAGTACGCTGAGTTGATTAGAGGCGGCAGCACTCCTGCTGCAGCCAAGCAAGCTATTGAGCTTAAGAAGCAACTTCTTGAGCTGGATCGTAGGTACGAAAAAGAACTTAAAGCGCTAGATGCACAGCTAGCAAAAACTGAACTTGTAATTTTAGAAGCAATAGCAGTAGATGGAGTTACGGACGCAATAAAGAGGCAGATAGAAGAATACAACAGACTTAAAGACGTAAGAGATGGGTTAGCGGACAATAAAGAGGGTGCTGAAGGTGCAATTAACGAAGCACTGGCACCTAAGACCGATCGTGAAAACCTAGAGGCGTACCTAACAAAGCTTCAGGAACAGCTAAACGACCTGATGAATCCGGCTAATCAGTTGATTGGTTTAGCTGAAGCAGTTGGCGGAGCATTTAGCCAGTCGTTTAAGGGTATTGTTGACGGCAGCATGAGTGCTCAGGAAGCTTTGGCCAACTTCTTCCAGCGCACAGCGGATCACTTCATTGATATGGCTGCACAGATGATTGCAGCTCAAATCAAGATGCAAATTGCGGGTATTGGCTTGAATTTATTTGCTGGCGGGGGTATTCCCGCCTCAGGAAGTGCAAACCCCTTTCCAGGGCATCCAACGCACGACAAGGTGCCGATTCCTGCGCTTCCGCCTCTTCCTGGTTCTGGAAAAGCCCTTGGTGGAGCGGTTGGCGCTGGCCGTCCCTACATGGTTGGCGAGCGTGGCCCTGAGTTGTTTGTCCCTGGAGCGCAGGGCAACATCGTTCCAAACAACGCAATGGGCAGCGCTAACGTGACGGTGAACGTGGATGCTTCTGGTTCGTCTGTTGAAGGCAACGCTGAGCAAGCTTCGCAACTTGGCAAGGCTATTGGTCTTGCCGTGCAGCAAGAGCTGATCAAGCAAAAACGTCCTGGTGGTCTCCTTACACGCTGATGGCTACTTTCCCGTCAATTACGCCGACCTACGGCATCCAAAAGCGCAGCGCACCAAACGTCAGAACGGTGCGCTTCGGAGATGGATTTGAAAAACGCTTGACTTATGGCCTTAACCAAAATCCCAAGGTTTACAACTTGACGTTTGAGGTCTCATCGACTGACTCCAACACTATCGAAACGTTTTTGGACGCACGGGCCGCTGACAACGCTGCTTTTGACTTCACTCCACCTGGCGAGGGAAGTAGTTCTAAATTTGTCTGTGAAGAGTGGAGCAAGTCGATTCCGTACTTAAATCGCGCCACAATTCAAGCAACGTTCCGCCAAGTATTTGAACCGTAATGGCAGTTGTAGCATGGTCCGCTAATACCGCATTTTCTGTCGGTGACATTCGTCGTCCCAGCGCTGATCAAGGAACTGGCCTAAGTTTCCGTTGCACGATTGCTGGAACATCAGGGGCTACAGAACCTGAGAACTGGCCAAAAGCTTTTGGCAGCACGGTTGAGGATGGAACGTGCACATGGACTGCAATTTCTTCAGTATATGCCGATCTGATTGCTTCAAATCCAAGCGCAATCATTGAGCTGTTTCAACTACGGTTGAACGCAGAACTGCACGGCAGTAATGACGTTTACTACTTTCACGCAGGCACCAGCAAGCTTGGCCTGAAAAACATTATCTTTGATTCCCAGGCTTATAAGCGGTTTCCGATTGCAGCTGAGGGCTTTGAGTACACAACTTCTGGAACGTTGCCACGGCCAACGCTGACCGTAAGCAACCTTGACAGCAACATCACCGCAATACTACTGCTGGTCAATGCGACAACCTTAGGCAATGATCTTGGCGGAGCAGAGGTAAGGCGAATCCGCACGCTTGCCAAGTATTTGGACGACGATAACTTTTTTATACCTAAGTCTGCTATTACACAAGATAATAATTTTTTGATTACGCAGGGCGGTGATAATCTTCTGTTCTTCGACGTTGATGCACCGACTGGACTTGCTGACCCGAATGCACGGTTTCCTGACGAGCGTTGGTTCGTGGACCGTAAAGCGAGTGAGACCCGTGATGCTGTGACGTTTGAGCTGGCTAGCAAATTTGATCTTGCAGGGCAAGAGATCCCACGGCGTCAGATTATTGCCAACATCTGCCAGTGGCAGTACAAAAGCAGCGAGTGTTCTTACGATCCTTTGGTTGGCCCAGGCAAAGTTGTCGGCGGTGTTACTTATACCCGTTTTAATGCACTAGATCAGCCTGTCTTGACTGATGCTGAGGACGTGTGCGGCAAACGCCTTTCCAGCTGCAAGTGTCGCTTTGGCGATAACGGATTACTACCATTCGGCTCCTTCCCTGGAGCGGGCTTGACTAAGTGATGGAGTTGCCAGACGAGTTGCGGGCTGAGATTTTGCAGCACGCAAAAGCAGAAGATCCCCGCGAGTGCTGCGGTTTGGTTGCTGTTGTCAAAGGACGTCAGCGTTATTTTCCCTGCCGGAACATTGCCCAGACACCTGATGAGCACTTTGTTCTTGACGGCTGGAACGAAGTGGAAGACAAGGGCGAGGTGGTTGCGGTTGTCCACAGTCATCCCAAAACAAACCCCGCCCCATCAACTGCCGATCAGGTCGCGTGCGAAAAGTCAGAATTGCCCTGGTTTATCGTCAATCCAAAGACGGAAGGCTGGGGTTATTGCGAGCCAAAAGGCTTTGAGTTGCCCTATGTGGGGCGTGAGTTTGTCCATGGAGTTGTGGACTGCTACACCCTGGTGCGCGACTGGTACGCAAGGGAGTACGGCATCCAGCTACGCGATTATGACCGGCGTGACCAGTGGTGGGACCACGGTGAAAACTTGTATGTAGAGAACTTTCAGAAAGAAGGGTTTCGCAAGATCCCTGTCAGGGATGTGCGGCAGGGAGACTTGATTTTGATGAATCTGGTGTCACCTGTGCCGAATCATGCTGCGATTTACGTGGGTGATCAAAAGGTGCTGCATCATGTGCAGGGCAGGCTATCTAGCAGGGATGTGTATGGCGGTTACTATGGGAAAAGCACTGCCTGCGCCTTGAGGCATGAAAGTCGTTAAGGTCTACGGCGCTTTGCGCAAACGCCTTGGTCAATGCCGGTTTGAGTTTGATGTAAACACGCCAGCGCAAGCCATCAAGGCGTTGTGCGTCAATTTCCCTGGACTTGAGAAGTGGTTGATCGATAGCGAGCAGGATGGCGTCGGCTATCGCGTTGCAATTAGCAGAGAAAAAGCTACTGAAGAGAATGTTGCGCCTTTGCTAATGCCTTTCAGCGACAAAGAAGTGTTCAGCATTACGCCTGTGGTCGCTGGTGCGGGACGTGGTGCTGGGGCAATTTTGGCGGGGGCTGCGTTGATTGCAGTTGCTATTGCTGCGCCTGGCGCTGGTTTGGCACTTGGTGGTTTTACAACCACTGGTGTTGCAGCATCAGGGGCTGTTGGCGTTATTGCTCCAGGATTTGCGTTGTCTAGTGCGTTGGCGGCAGCAGCCGGAAATATAGGTATCGGTCTTGTTTTAACTGGCATCGCTCAAGCAATTTCGCCGCAAACGCCTGATGAAGACAAGAAAAAAGCTATAGAGCTGGAGTCGTTTTCTATGTCAAACGTCGTTAATACAAGTCGGCAGGGCTTGCCTGTACCAATAGCCTACGGTCGAGTTTGGGTTGGATCAGCGGTAATATCTAGCGGGCTTGATGTTGATCAGCTGGGAGTGCCAGGACAATGAGCGAGAACAAGTCTTTTGTCCAAGGTTCTGGTGGTGGTGGCGGCAAGGCTGGCGCTAGTGGCGTTAGCCAGGCGACCACGGCTGATGACACCCTTGCGTCAAAACAATTTGCCAGGGTCCTTGATTTGCTTAGCGAAGGCGAAATTCAAGGTATTGAGGAAATACGTTTAAACAACGTTCCATTGCAACAGTTCAAAGGATATGAACAGTACACCCGCCTTGGAACGCAAGATCAGGACCAGATACCTGGCTTTCCCTCCACGGAATCGACAACTGGGGTAAACGTTCCTCTCACAAAAAACAGTCCGCAGACTATAACCATTAGCGACCAAGACGTTGATCGTGTTCGGCTAACTTTAACCATTCCGTCTTTGCAAAAAATTGAAAAAGACGGTGACATCGTAGGGCATAAGGCAAGAGTTGGAATTGAAGTTCAGTACAACGGAGGCGGTTTTGTTGAGGTTGTTGATGACAAAATAGTAGGCAAAACCAGCAGCAAGTACCAAAAAGATTATATTATTGTTCTTACTGGCGCTTTTCCGGTAGACATCAAGTTTTCGCGACTTAGCGACGACGACGGCGGGGAAAGCAAAAAATCTAGCACTACAATTTTTCAAAGTTTTACTCAAATTATTGATGAAAAGCTGCGTTACCCCAACTCGGCTTTATCCGCTCTGCGAATCAATTCACGTCAATTTAGCAGTATTCCATCTCGCAAGTATTTAATTCGCGGAATCAAGGTCAAGATTCCAAGCAACGCGGGATTGGATGTAACAAACTACATTGGGCGGCTTACATATACCGGCGTTTGGGACGGCACGTTTCAGGCCGCAACGTGGACGAATGATCCTGCGTGGATACTTTATGATCTTTTGACTTCTGAAAGATACGGGGCAGGAATTCCTGAAACCCAACTTGAGAAGTTTGATTTTTATGCAATCAGTCAGTACTGCAATGAGCTTGTTCCGGACGGCATAGGCAGCGAAACTAAAGAGCCGCGATTTAGCTGCAACATATTGATTAACAGCAGGGATGAGGTCTACAACGTCATTCAACAGATGACGGCGATCTTCCGCGGCATTGCGTATTACGGTGTTGGAACGTTGCAGTTACTGCAGGACAAGCCAGCAGATCCGCAGTATTTAATTGGTCCTAGCAATGTTGTCGAGGGTCTTTTCGAGTATCAAGGCACGTCACAGAAAACTCGGCATAGTGTGGTTTCTGTGGCTTGGCAGGCTTATGACACGTTTGGTGATGTTGAGTACGAGTATGTTGAAGACCCTGATGCCGTAGCCAAGTACGGCATTGTCAGAAAAGACATCAAGGCAATCGGCTGTTACAGCCAAGGACAGGCACACCGTATTGGCAAATGGACGCTCTTGTCTGAGCAGGCATTATCTGAGGTTTGTAATTTCAGCGTTGCCATCGAAAGCGGAATTATTCTGCGCCCTGGGATGGTTGTTGATATTGCTGATCCTATTAAATCAGCAAATCGTCGATCTGGTCGAATTAAGTCTGCAACCACAACTCAAATTACAACTGATAGCAGTGCTGACCTGACTGCTGCACTCGCTGCAAACAATCCGTTGCTGTCGGTGCTGTTATCTACTGGCCATGTAGAGCAGCGTACTGTTTCAAGTATTGCAATCGTCGGCGACACTGCTCAGATAAATGTAGCCACTGCCTTTAGTGAAGCACCCCCTGCTGGATCAGTTTTCTTGTTCCAAAACGATGATGTTCAGTCGCAGCGGTTCCGTGTTCTATCTGTCGCTGAAGCAGGAGACGGCATTTATGGCGTTAGCGCGGTTGCCTACAACGGCAGCATTTATGACGCAGTTGATAAGGATCTTGACCTCACGTTTAGAAAGATCACCACTCTTACTGATCCGCCTAATCCACCAGGAGATTTAACTGGCACGGAATATCTATACGAAGAGGGTCTGACAATCCACACGGGCTTTGACCTGAGCTGGTCTCATGATGGAGAAAACTTGGATCATTTTGAGGTCAGGTATCGACTTAATGATGACAACTTTACTGAAGTAGAGACTGAGGTTCCAAACCTGACAATTTTGGCCCTTAAGACTGGTGTGCTTGAGGTTGAAGTTAGAGCTGCCAGTTTCATCAATGTACTAAGCGATCCAGCAACTGCGGTGTTTGATATTGCTGGCAAAACAGCTCCTCCAGGAGATGTTCAAAACCTGTCTATTGAAGTACTGACTGATAAACTGGCGCGGCTAAAGTGGGATCAAACTGTTGACCTAGACGTAAAAGTCAACGGCTTTGTGCACATTAGGCATGCTGGCGAACTTGATGGCACTGGAACGTGGCCCGACGCCATTGATTTGGTTCCTGCTGTTCCTGGCAATTCCACTGAAGCAATTGTGCCCCTACTGGAGGGCGAAATTCTTGTCAAATTTGAAGACGACTTGGGTAATAAGAGCGTAAATGCAACAAGTGTGCTGGTTGATTTTCCCGATGCATTGGGTCCGCTGCTGGTTAAGGCACAGCGAGAAGATGCGGAATCACCGCCATTTAACGGAACCTTCACTGATTGTTTTTACGATTTAGAGCTTGATGCGTTGACGATTGACCTGGCAATTAAGTTTGACAGTTTGGCGCCTGACGGCAATTTTGATGGAATCACACAGCTTATAGACTCTATTGGAGAAACTTCGCCTTCCGCTACGTACCAGTTCGAGAACGCTCTTGATTTGGGTAGCACTTTTGCTCTTGACCTCAAGAGAAGATTCGTTACCAGGGGATATTTCCCTGACGCTTTTATTGATTCGCGTGTGGGTCTTATTGATACCTGGACAGACTTTGACGGCGGTGAGCCTGATGCTGTCAACGCCAAGATTTATTTGCGGAGTACCAATGACGACCCGGCGTCTGGAACGGCAACTTTTAGCGACTGGAAGGAATTTGTTAATGGCACGTTTAAGGGACGCGGTTTTCAGTTCAAGACTGTCTTGACTACTGCAGACCCTGCACAGAACATCTTGGTTGATGTGTTGGGCTATATCGCAACGTTCCAGCTCAGGATAGAAAACGCCGGTCCGATCGACTCAGGGACTTCCACTAACACAGTGACGTTCAACAACCCGTTCTTTACTGGAGCTTCTGGAACGATTGGTGGAGAGAATAAATACCCACCAAGTGTGGGGGTTATGGTCAACAACCTTGGGGCTGGCGAGGTTGTCAAAATCAGCAACGTAACTAGCACAACCTTCGACATCGACATACTCGCTTCAGACGGCAGCAACGTAGACAGGGAATTTCACTACAGCGCGGCTGGCTATGGCAAAGGAGGGCTATAGACTGTCAGAAATGTTGTCTGCAGCAAGCTAAGCAATGGCCCAACATGATTATGTGATCGCCAATGCGTCAGGCGCGGCTGTCCGTTCTGACATCAACGCTGCCCTTCTGGCGATCTCTAGCAACAACAGCGGTTCTGCTGCACCGTCTGGTGATCAGGTTTACGCATATGAGTGGTGGGTAGACACGTCAAACGATCTGCTGAAGATCCGGAATAGCTCCAACACCGCATGGATAACGCTGCGCGGGCTTGATGGAAAAGTGCTGGGCCTTGATGGAACGGCTTCCGCTCCTGGCCTGACATTCACAAGTGATACAGACACCGGCTTGTACCGTCCTGGGACAAATCAGCTTGGTATCACAACTGCTGGTGTTGAGCGCGTCAACTTTACAACAACCGAGGCTGTTTTTAATAACAGCGGTGCAGACTACGATTTTCGGGTTGAGGGTGACTCTGACGGAAACCTATTTCATATTGATGCAAGCGCAGACGCTATCGGCGTTGGCATTGCATCACCTGTCAAATCCAAACTGCACCTCAGGGGATCTGGTCAAACATCGACCTTGAGTGATGGTGGAGGTGCAGACGACATATTCCGCATAAGTTCAGACGGCACTACGGTAGGCACAGGCGGTTCAATCGCGTTTGCAAACAGCCAAGGCGACACGGCGGGCAGCATTGGATATGCGGCGATTAAAGGGTTTCTGCAAAATGGCAGCAGCAACACAAAAGGTTCTATTTCGTTTCAAACCAGAACCAACGTTGGAGATACAGCGTTGACTGAAAAGATGAGAGTCACCGCCAATGGGGAGGTGTTCACTTATCAGTTCCCTTCCCTTTCGGGAACCGCTGTTTCTGGCGCGATATATACCAGAGGTCGCGGCGGCTTGCAGGGCACAAGCGCAACTGCATACGGGAACCCGTTTAATTTTTATTGGACTGGAAGTGTTTTGCAGGCTTGGGTCGATACGACAAATGTCGGCAATGTAACCCTGACTTCTGACTATCGCACCAAGCGTGAGATAGCTACTCAGACTGAATCCGGCATCGATAAGGTCAAGCAGCTTCGCCCTGTCACCTTTAAGCGTGCTGAGTTTGGTACGTTATTCCAGGATGAAGATGTCGTCAGGGAAGGTTTCATCGCACACGAGGTTGGGGAGGTCATCCCTAGCGGTTGTGAGGGCGAAAAAGATGCAGAGAATCAAATTCAATCGTTGAACATTGACGCCATCGTCTCTGTGCTGACGAAAGCGTTGCAAGAGACTATCGCCAAGGTCGAAACGCTGGAAACCCAGAACGCAGACTTGCTGGCGCGTGTCACTGCCCTTGAGGGCTCTTGATGCGTAATTGCACTGGCTAGCACTAAACTCCAACCACGGCAGGAATCCTGATGGCTAACGTCAAAATCACAGAACTTACGGCGATCACCGCCCCCGCAAGTTCAGACGTACTGGCGATTGTTGACGTTGACGCAGATGTCACCAAGAAGGTGACGATCGCGAACTTGGTTGGCAGTGCAGCTCCAGGGTCATTTGGTGCGCCAAGTTTTGGCTTTGCCGATGACGATGACACTGGGATGTATCGCGCTGCGGCAGATCAGCTTGGGTTTGCTACTACTGGTGCGGAACGTTTTCGTATTGATGATGCCGGCAATTTGCATATCAGCGGTGACTCTAAGTATCTGTATCTGTCGAGCGACGATAACCAGTGGATTCGCGCTGATGCTTCAACTGATTTGATTCAAATTGGTACGAGCAACAGTGAGCGACTCAGAATTGATAGCTCGGGCAGAGTCGGTATCGGGACCAACAGCCCTGGTTTTGTATTAGACGTTCAAGCTGCAACCGGAACCGCAGGCATTAAATCAACAACCGGAACAAACCTTGCGTACCTAAGCTTTACTAACACTTCAGGCAACGCATTTGTCGGACTAGAAAGCTCTGCAGGTGGAAATTTTTCGACCGGCACTGGTGCATATGCACTTTGCCTCGTGCATCAAGGAGCGTATCCAATTTCTTTTGCTACAGGCAACGCTGAGCGGATGCGTATCGATAGCTCAGGCCGGCTGTTGGTTGGGACTACCACTCCTGGGCTGGCCGCAGGGGATGAGCTAACACTTGCAGGATCTGGAAATAGTGGACTTTCGATCCGCTCTGGATCTTCTAACAGTGGCTCAATTTATTTTTCAGACGGAACTGCTGAAATTGATCAGTACAAAGGACTAATTCAATACACGCATAATGGCGACTACATGCGTTTTCTTACCGCTAACAATGAGCGGATGCGCATCGACAGCTCGGGCAACGTCGGGATTGGATCGGCGTCGCCTAGCAATATGCTTCACATTGAAGGCAGCAGCCCTTCTATTCGTCTGAAAGTAACAAGTGGTCCGCGCCACATGATTTCACCTTTTTCTGGTGATCTTTACATTGAATCTGATCCAGATAATACCAGCGCATCAACAAACACTATTTTCACAGTTGATGGCACTGAGCGGATGCGCATAGATAGCTCGGGCAACGTCGGAATCGGCAACTCAGCACCTGGCGCAAAACTTCAGATTGAGAGCACTTCTGACCAGCTGAAACTTACTTACCCGGGCATTGCTTCGTATATCCATGAGGTTGACTCTAGTGGTAATTACGCAATTTCAAAGGACGCTACTGAGAGGCTGCGCATTGATAGCTCGGGAAATGTTCTTGTTGGTACAACAACCAATGGCAGTTCAGCCAAAGGTATTGCTCTTCGTAATTCTGGCGAGCTGCTAGCCACTAGAGATGGTGGACCAGCAATGCTTGTCAATAGACTAAGCAGCGACGGCACGTTAGTTGATTTTAGGCAAGCTAATACTTCAGAGGGCAGTATTTCTGTTTCTGGTGGGACTGTTTCATATAACGGTGCTCACCTTTCACGCTGGTCACAACTTTCTGGCGGCGCAGAACGCACTGAAATCTTGCGTGGCTCTGTTCTTAGCAACCTCGATGAGATGTGCGAATGGGGCGATGAAGACAACGAACAGCTCAACCGTATGCAGGTCAGCAGTGTTGAAGGTGACGCAAATGTGGCTGGTGTATTTCAGGCTTGGGATGATGACGACGACACCTACACCAATGACTTTTACTGTGCAATGACGGGTGACTTTGTTATCCGTATTGCTAAAGGAACAACAGTTGCTCGCGGCGATCTTTTGATGTCCGCTGGTGATGGAACGGCTAAGCCACAAGATGATGACATCGTGCGTTCTAAAACCATTGCCAAGGTGACTAGCACCACTGTTTCTGAGACTTACTCAGACGGCAGCTATTGCGTGCCTTGCGTACTGATGGCTTGCTGATTAGCCAGCCGCCCCGTGTCATAACGGGGCTTTCGCGTTTACACTTCCACTGACATCCAATCCGTCATGTCTGATCCTGTCACTACGTTCACATGGGCCGTCGGCAGTATGGACGGCGATGCGTCTGACGGCTTTGCCGATATTGCTCACTACACGGTGACAGCTGTCAGCAGTCAAACCGACTCAAACGGCATCGCGTACAGCGAAGGCGCCTATGGGACTGTTGTGCTTGAGCGCCCTAAAACGCTAGTTGCCTTCAACGACTTAGAAAAGGCTGATGTGATTGCTGCTGTTAAGGCAGTTCTTGGCGCTGAAAAAGTAAGTGCTATTGAAGAGGCACTAGCGTCGAGGGTCGCTGAAAAGATTGCGCCGACGCGCTTCAGTGCTGTTCCTTCCAGCTGGTCCTGATGCAACGCCCTGACCCGATGATCGCCTCCAAGCCTGGGGCGTCTGATGTGCAAGCTATGGCGGCGAGAACGTTGTGGCTGGAAGAATTGTTCTTCCTTGATGGCCGCGACATGCTCAGCCATCCACAGCATGGTTTGTTCACTGGCTTAGCCCTCAAATATCAGAATTTGCAGTCGACTGACGGCTACTAATGGCTAAGTCTTTGAGCGGGCAAAACTTTGTCCCTAGCAGGCCCAAAAAGACACGTCAAGGTAATGGATCACATTCAAAACCGTCCCATGGACGGAAGAAGTATCGTGGCCAAGGTAAGTAATTCTGCTCCCCATGTTCAAAGCTCTCGCGATCGCTGCTTCTGGTGTTCTCGTTGGTTCAGCTGCCTTGGCCGGCCCCTATGCCAACGTGGAGAATAACGCTGGATACCAAGACGGCTTCCTCGGTTCAACCACTGATCTTCATATTGGTTATGAAGGTGGCGATGGAACGTATGGTTTCTATCTGCAAGGTGGTCCTGCACTCGTCTCCCCTGAAGGTGACGACGTTGAAATGGAACTGTCTGGCAAGGTAGGCGGCAGCGTGCAAGCCACTGACAACTTTGGTGTCTATGGCGAAATCAGCTTCATCACCACTGATGAAGAGCCTGCCCTCGGCACCAAGATTGGTGCGAAGTGGAACTTCTGAGCTAGGTTAAGCTTGCACAGGAACGCCAACCCCTTTTTGAGTCAAGTCCAGGAAGGGGTTTTTCTTTGAGGGTTGTGGTGCAAAAGCTTTTCAACGCAATGGCGGTCGCATCCTTCGTGATGTCTGGAACGATGGCCGCTGGGACGGTGGTGTTTTATTCACGCATTCCATCGCTCACTAAGAAGTACATCAGTGATCTGAAGACCGAGCTGACGAAGACAGTTCTTGATCAGGTGCCCGTCCCAGAGATCCCTGAGGTGCCAAAACTGCCTACGGAGACAGGCCCTGCGATCAAGTCACCATTTTAGTGTCGGCGGTTGGATCGTCGTCATGAGCTTCAGGCCCGAAGCCTTCCGTCTTGATCCGTTCAGCAAAGTCCGCTTCTGGCGCGGGTGTCTGAGGTTTCTGCTCAAACGACGCTAACCATTCACGCAAGGCATCACCCGTTGGTGTGCCTTTTGGCCACTTCACAAATTTGAGAATTGCTTTTGGGTCGGTGAATGGCCTGGCAGTTTTGCCGCAAAGGACGGTGTAAACGACAGGCGGCCCTTCTCTTCTGCGGTTACGTTCTATCCAGAGCTGACCTGCTGTAAACCGTTCTGATTTCATGCCAGAGATTCAGAAGATTGATGTTGGAACGGTAGGCGTGCCAAGCATTGGGGCACGGGAGATTTTGCCACCACCAACGTTGCCAGCAGAACCACCAGTCACGTTGATGCTGGGTTTTCCGGTGGCTGACATGCCAGGTGGAGAGATCCCACATTATGAGCCGCTGGACTATACGCCAGGTCAGCACATGCACCAGACAACCAAGCCGCCCAGGCCTGGTTCTGAGGAAAAACCGGCTGATCGCTCAAAACAGCCGGCCTCTGCACCCCAACCAGCTGTGCCGTTAACAGCTGACAAGCCAAGTGTAGAAAAAGAGTTGCCGTGCCCCCCTCCTGACGCAATTCCTTTAGGTGCAAAGAACAAATCGCAAACTGCGGTCATCATTGGTTACGAGGTGGTGGATGGGAGGTGTGAGCCGCAGCTCAAGCCATTGGCAATACCTGAGGTTATCGGCAATTATCTGCCTGCTGGTCCTGTTGTGGCGACGACTGCATCGATTGCGGTTGTTGCGACGAGTGCCGCTGTTATCGCGAAACCGTTAGGCGATTTTCTGCTGAAAGCGATCAAACCCATCGTCAAAAAGACGATCAAGAAGATCAAGGAGAAGCTTGGGAAGAAAACTAAGGTTGAGTCTGTTTTTGAGCGGCAGAAGTTTCAGCGGTCTTTGCGGAAGTAGGGATTGAATGCGTGTGGGGCGTTAAGTGGCCTGGCGGATTCTTCAGGACAACATCAGCACAGATTCCGCGATATGGACTCTTCGGGTGAAAGGTTATGCCCTTTTGCAGCAGCTCTCCGCAGTTCTTGAGTCTTGCGATCTCATGGTTTAGGCGCTTGTCAGCCAACTGCTGTTCAAGCAAAAGAACTTGCTTCTCTGCGGCTCGATGGCAGCTCTTGATGTGAGCACGATCTAGCGGGATTGAGATTGTCGCCGTAATTCCGCCATTGATCGACGTGTTCGTCTTTTGACCTGTTCTAATCGGACGATAAAACAGGACATTGCCCGGATTATCGGGGACGCCATCTGGGACGGGATTGCCTTCCGAGTCAAACGCGCCAACCAAATCGAGAGTGTCATAAACAGGCTCGTTGTAATGAGACTCGTAAGGGTTTGCCCAGCCAACAGTTGTGCTTAGGAAGGGACTGATGGTGAGGCTTGTTCCCTGACAGGCGAAGTTGCCGTATTGATAAACAAAGTTTTTCCCAGGCACAACCTGAACAGCCTGATTAGTTACGGAGCCTGAGCTGTTTGCCACTGGAGCGGCAGTACTTGAGACCTGTGCTTGAGCTGGAGCGGAAAGCAGCAAAAGCGTTGCTATGACTCGCTTCATTGGCTGAAGGTGCTGAGCGTCTCCGTTATGGATTCGATATCAGTGGTGCGGCTAATGGTTGTGTGATTGGTCAGCCCTGGGCCGCTCAGGGTTTCGATGAATTGAAACGCTGCACCCTGGTTAACGATCTGCCAGCTTGGTTTACTAGCTGGATCAAGTCCTTTCCACTGACTTGCCACACCATTGAGGCTGTTGGTGGTGGTTGTCAGTTTGTCTGGAGCGACAACGCCACCCACGGGGGCAACGTTAGTTCCACTGACGGTGTATTCGTAACCAGTCCGATACTCGTAGGAGTTGATGACCTCAGTGACTTTCTGCGTGGTTTTGGTGGTGGATTTAAGCGTGCCCTGCTGGAAATTTGGGACAACTGGAACGCCTTTTGCTTCTGGAGCGGCAAAAGCCACGACGAACAGCACGCCATAGGTGATCCAAACTGCACCCCACATTATTTGATGGTGAGTTCTTGGATGACTTGTCCGATTGCGTTTGTTCCAGCTCCACCTGCTGTAATCGCCAACGCGCCATCAGTTGCGATGGTTCCTGCGAGGGTGCCAGCCACGCCACCTGAAGTTGTAGTGGTCGAACCCAGCATCGGAAGTGAACCTACAACTCCCGACGTGACGGTGGTTGCTGTCGGTTTGGCGTCTCCTTCAATAAACGATTCTGAATAGCTAAAAGCGTCACCAGCAGTTGTAACGCTGTAATCGGCAGGAGTGTAACCAACAGCGGAACCGGCAGTAAGGGTGCCAAGACCACCAGCAGTGTCCAAAGTAATGTTTGAACCAGAAATAGCGTACGTACTGGGAAGTTTGGCTGCGACTGACCCTGCGCCATCTACCGAGAGTTGAACGCTTGATTGGATTTTATGGGTGATGTCAGCCTGGGCAGGCAAAGCGGCTGCAAAAGTGATGCCCAATACCAAAAGTGTGCGGGTCATTTGATGCCAGCCTTGGTGTCTTTGCTGTCAATGATATTCGGCTTCTTATTTGCGTTGCCACTGGACTTACGTTCGATGCCGAACGATGCCATCGCGCCAGTGAGCAATGAGGCAACAAAGGTGTTGTCCATTTTCATCTGAGGGAAGAAGCCCAGATAGGAGACAGTCAGGAGTGTGGCACTCCAGACGAGCACAGCACATTTGACGAGATCAGCAACGCCAACGCCTTCCTTCTGATCTTCGCCTGCTGGTTCTGCCATGATGAAGTGAGTGTTTGGGGCGGGTCATGGTTGAAGTCTGGGCCGCTGTCGCTGGAGCGTCAATAACCACAGCTGCGCTAGGTGTTTCCGGCATCAACCGTCAAACGCGCCAAGGGCAGGACTCGTTGATTCGTTTGACCACTGCTGTAGATAACTTATCGAGCCGACTCGATATTTTGCATCAAGACATCAAGAGCAAGGATGTTGAGGTCTTCGGCAGACTGAGCGAGTTGGAGCGATCAGTGGCCAGGCTGGAAGGTCATACAGATAGGCACTAACGTATTGGTGATATTTAAGGCAGTCCCATGCTTTTGATTCTCAAGCCGATCTTGATGACCATGTGGAAATCAAGAGCGTTCAAGGAATTGATTGTGGCGATGCTGGAGAAGATTGTCGCAAGAACGGATAACGATTTAGACGATTTGGCGGTGAAGCACGTCCGTGAGATGTTGCTTCCTGACACGAGAGTTGAAAAATAGGTAGTGTCCGGCATCATCCAACTGACCTTGCTGGTGCTGGGCGTGGCCTTTGCTCTTTTGCCGTTTTTCCAGTTTTTCCGTGGTACGCCCCACCAGCTGGCTGCAATTAAACAACTTGAGGAGTCAATGCCGCCGGAACTACTGGAAGAGCACGAAGCTGATTGGTTTCAGGCGTGGAAGGAGAGTGGATATGACCAACAGGTCTACATGCCTTACTTCAGTCAGCTCGATAACAAGACTGGAACGGGATACAGGGAGTGTTTTAGTTCAGCAGCTGCGATGGTGGCAGCGTTTTATAAAAAGGTTGAAACGGATGATGAGTACAACAAGATCCGTGCCAAGTTCGGGGACACTACGTCGGTAGAGGCTCAGCTAGCAGCGTTACGCAGTCTTGGCCTTGAAGCTGAGTTCCGCAAAGACGGTACTGCTGACATGGTGGAGCTGGAGATTGAAAACGGCAGACCAGTGTTGGTTGGCTGGTTGCACGCAGGCAACATGCTTCGTGGCGAACCACCAATGTGCAATGGCTTGGGTTGCGGTCATTGGAGCGTTATCAGTGGTTACGCAGGCAAGAACAGCAACGATCCAGAGTGGATCATGCAAGATCCCCGTGGCTATCCCGAAATGGAAAAGGGTGGTCACAGTAATCCGCATTTGGGACGTAACGTCCGCGTGAGGCAGGCTGCGTTTTATCAGCGGTGGCAGGCTGAAGGACCTGGAACGGGCTGGGTGATCCTCATTAATGAGTGAGTTTTATTGGGTCTGGGCATTTGTCAGCGCGTTCTGGGCGTCTGTTGTTGTGCAGTGCGCCAAGCCTATGAATTGGGACCGGTGTTCACGGGTCAATGACTGGCTGGTGCCGTGGGTGCGAGACGTGACTGAGATGTACCAAAAGGGTGCGTATCACACTGAAAAAGAGATTTTGAGGCAAGATCAGTAGGATTGATTTTTGCGTCCTACGGATGGCAGTTCTGTGTGATTGGGAGATCAGGGCTCGGTGTGAGAAGGGTCATATGGTCGTCCCATTCGATGAAGCACTGCTGAATCCAGCCAGCTTGGACCTGCGGTTGGGTGACTATTTGATGGTGGAGAGCATCTATAGCCCTGAGCTAGTGCGTATCAACATCGCGGACAAGACAGAGGATGACCCGTTCATGCTTCAGTCCGGCGAGTTTTGCTTGGCTGAAACACTTGAGCTGTTTAACTTGCCCGACGACATCAGCTGTCAATTTGTACTCAAGTCAAGCCGCGCACGATCTGGTCTTAA